GTGTCTCTCGATCGTTGGAGAACCCTACTACCGGATCCATCGTGCCGAGGGCAGCGACCTCGGCGAGGATCTGACTGAGCACTACCTGGGCAGCGCCTTCGAGGGCGATGCCTACCCGTACCGCTATGCCGACGGCACGCCGTTTTTGCCTTACGTGCTGTACCACGCCGAGCGCGTCGGCGACCGCATGTTCGACCCGTACCGGCTGAGCGAGCTCGCCGAGGGCTCTCTCGACGCGGCGGTGCTGCATCAGATGCTCATGCATACCTATCGTCAGGCCTCCTGGCCGCAGCGCTGGGTCGCGAACCTCGAGCCGGCGAGCATGGACGTTACCGGTCAGCCTGGGCAGGTACGCCGAGAGATCGTGACCGACCCGGCGACCCTGCTCGTCTTGCGTCAGGCACGCGACCTGGAGGATGCCGGTCAGCCGATGGTCGGTCAGTGGGATCCAGGCGGCGACGTCGCCACCCTCGAGGAAACGCTCAGCAACATCGTCGCGCGCCTCGCGCAGGAGGCTGGCGTTCCGGCCTCGGATATCCAGCGGCTCGGCGGCACCGCGCGCTCAGGTGTGGCGATATCTCTGACCAATGAGGGCAAAAGAGCCGCCCAGCGGGCCTACAGGAACGCGTTCCGCGTCGCTGATGAGGAACTCATCGGCAAGACGGCAGCGCTGCTCAATCGCTCGATGGGCCTCGACCTGCCTGAAAGCGGCTACCGCGTCGTTTATGGGCAGGTGCCGCTAAGCCCTGACGAGATCAAGGCCCGCCGCGAGGACGTGTTCGAGCTGCTCGAGCGCGGCATGATCAGCCGCGTCGGTGCCTATGCGCGGCTCAATCCTGGCATCAGCCGCACGCAGGCCGCTCGAGCCCTCGACGGCATCGAGGGCCGCGCCGATGCGGTCGACGAGATCCGAGCCGCCCGCGAAGAGATCAACGATCTGGTCGACCAGATCGACCAGCAGCACGCCGCCCGGCTGCGCCTGATGAGCGAGAGCCTCGATCACGGGCTGCGCCTGCTGAATCAGGAGCTCGCCGAGGACGTCGCCGAGAGCGGCGGCTACTAGTGCCCGTGCGCCCAGGCCTCGACGCGACCGGTCCGTTCTACCGCTGGGGCACGACCGGGAAGCGCTACTACTACTTGCGCGGCTCGCCCTCGTCGAAGCGCTCAGCGCGTGAGAAGGCCGAACGCCAGGGCGCTGCCATTGAGCGCAAGGAAGGCGGGCGACGGGTGACCGTGCCGCCCTCGCTGCGCGAAGCCCTCGGCGACGAGATCAGCCGCTCGAGGATCCGAACGCTGGCGGCCTGGTTCAAGAAGCGCCCCGAAACCGAACACCATCGACGCGGCGGTGCTGCGGTCAAGCGCTGGGTGCAGCGTACCGCCGCAGCCCTGCCGGCCTATTAGCAAGGAGAGCATGATGAGCGACGAGACGACCACGATCGACGACGGCCTCGAGCCTGGAGAACTTGTGCCCTACGACCGTTTTCAGGCAGTCAGCCACGCCCGCCGAGAAGCCGAGGCCGAGGTTCAGAAGCTGCGCGGCATGCTGAAGGATCCCAACAGTTACGACCAGCTGACCGCTCAGCGCAACGCTGCCCAGCAGCAGATCGCCGACCTGCGTCAACAGCTCGAGCAGGTCGTGCCTGTGCTCTCTCAGGTCGAGCAACTTAGCGAGCAGCTCGCCGCCGAGAAGAACGAGCGGCAGACCGTCGAGGTGCTGGCCGCAAACGGCATCGGCGACGCTGAGCTGCGCGACCTGGTGCGCTGGTCCTATGACCGTCTGCCCGCCGAGGACCGTCCGGCCTTCGGCGATGCCGTCGCCGCCTGGCGCAACGATCCCGACGCGGCACCGATCGCCCTGCGTCCTCACCTGCGCGCACCGCAGCCGGCTCTGCCCAACAGCAACGCGGGCGCGGTCAGGCCGCCGGAAGCGAACAACGTGCTCAACGCAGGCGCGATGGACCTTGAGCAATGGCGCCAGCACCGCGAGGCGATCATGCGAACCCTGAACAAGGGTTGACGAGTCGCCGCTGCCTGAGTAGGCTCATGCGAAAGAGCCGCTCGGGTCGCGCCGATATACGCGCTAAATAGGCTCTAAGTACCTAGACGTCATCAACGCCAACAGCCGCTCGGGTCGCGCCGATATACGCGCTAAATAGGCTGGAAGCATCGAAGGCGAACCCCTCTTTCTACTTGGAGTCTGACACATGGCGACCATCGCGTCCCCCTACAAGTTCAGCCTGATGGACGGAAACCTCCGTCTGGCTGCGATCCTGCACAACGAGATCAGCCTGCTGCTCGCCGACCGCGCCAGCCTGCGCAACCACGAGTCGATCGTCAACTATGGCGACATCGCTGGCAGCGGCTCGGAGACGATCCGCGTTCCCCTGCTCGGCGTCGACGGGTATGACCTCATGGCCAGCACCAACGAGGCAACCGCGCCCGGTTCCGCGACCGCGCTGACCTACCTCGCGCCCGAGATCACCGTCGCCCGCTACGCTCTGCAGCGCGGCCTGACCGACCTCGCCCAGATGACGAACAGCGGCGGCGGTCCCAGCCTCGAGCTCCTGGTCAACGACTTTGTCGGTGCCTTCGAGATGACCGTCACCTCGCAGATCTGCGCCCTCTTCGGCAGCTTTTCTAATTCTGTCGGGACCAGCACCGTCGATTTGTCCGTTGATGACTTCATGGCCGCTGTGTTTCAGCTGGAGCAGAGCAACGTGAACAGCCGCCCGGTCGCCGTCCTGCACCCCGTGCAGGTGTCCGATCTGCAGTCGAGCATCCGTCAGGAGGGCGGCGCCCTGCAGTACGTGCCGGCTACCCAAGACATGCTCGAGGCGAAGGGCCAGGGATTCGTCGGATCCTTCGCTGGCGTCGACATCTTCAAGAGCAGCAAGGTCGCCACCTCGACGGGTCGTCAGGGCGCGATGTTCGTCCGTGGCGCCATTGGCTACGCCGAGGGCCGCATGGCACCGAACCCCATGCTCGGCAGCCAGGTGCAGGCGAACGGCCCGGTCGTCATCGACGTCGACCGTGCGACCGGCGACACCACGACCCTGATCGGTAACGCGTATTTTGGCTGCGCCGAGCTGCAGGATAGCATGGCCGTTCTCATCGAAACCGACGCTTAAACCGTCACTTTCGAGAGGGTGGGCCGCTGGTTGGTGCTCTCCGGCCTTCGGCCTGCTCTCTCACCTCAACCCAAGGAGAGCAAATGGCTGTCACCCTCAGACCGACGATCCCCGTCCAGCAGAACAGCGGAGGCCCGGCGCAGCGCGTCAAGGTCGAAGGCATTGTTCGCCCCATGTTCACGCTGGCCTGGCATCCCAACCGAGGATGGGAACTCGTCGACGGCAAGTTTGTGCCGCAGCTGAGCGAGTTCCCGCACCAACCCGGCGTCAACAACGTCAAGAAGAACGGCGACGCGCTGTATGCGCTGAGCCGGCAGCAGCAGAAAGGCTGGGTCATCGTGCCGGCCACCTCGGCGACGCCCGACGACACCCCTGACCAGGGGCCGGGCTACGTCCGCGCCTGGCCTGGCGACCGAGGCACGCACCACGAACACGCATGGGTGTCCTACGTCGGGTCGCACGGGCGCTGGACGCGCCAGATCGACGACAAGGGGTATGCCGCCTGGCGTTGGTCCCTCGTCGAGCGCGGCCTGCTGCCCGCCATCGACGCAGCTGGCGTGCAGACGATGCGCGAGAAGCTGCAGAAGCAGCGCGACCGGTTCGCAGGGCGCGCTGACGTCAATCCCTACGCGGCGAGCGCGCTGAAAGCCATCGACGAGCAGATCGCTGCCTTCGAGAAGGCCGCCGCCGCTGCGCTGAAGCCGCCGACCTCTCGCCGCAGGAGCTCGACATGAGCGACGGCGAGCGGCAGGAGATCCGGCGCAAGATGGAACGATTCGAGGGCCGACTGCGCCGCGAGGGCATGCCGCCTGAGCAGGCGCGGCAGAAGGCTCGAGACGCTGCCCTGTACATCGACCGCCGCCAGACGGCGAAGGAGAACAAGTAATGGCTAAATCTGCCGTTGGATCCAACCTGCTGCGGCAGGATGCCGTCGTGAGCTACACCGCTCTGATCGAAGCTGCGACCGGCAGCACGCAGACCCTGTTTGCCCTGCCGGCTGGCAGCATCGTGCAGGACTGTTTCGTCGACACCGTGATTCCGTTCAACGACACCGACGGCACGATCACCAGCGTCACCGTTAAGGTCGGCGTCAGCGGCTCGACGGGCGCGTTCACTGCAAACGTCAACATTTTCAGCGGCACCGCGACCGCTGGCAGCCGCGCCAGCGACGTGCCGGCGACGAGCACGAAGCGCGTGTTCTCGTCGGCGGGCAACGTGATCGCCACGTTTACGGGTGACGCGAACCTCGGCGACGGCAGCGCGACTGCGCTCGAGGCTGGCCTCTGCCGTATCAGCGTGCTGTACTACTCGCTGCCGATCGCTGGCGCGTAGCAGGTGCAGGATCAATACATCACCGGACGGCTGCCGCTGCCCGAGTTCCTGGAGAGGAACGTCGAGCAGACGATCGAGCTGCGCCTGTACCGCGATGGCGCTCTCGTTGCGCCGTCGGCGGTTACCGTCTCGGTGTTTGATCCGAACCGCAAGGC